TCATCGCGCAGAAGGATACGGAGATAAGGACGCACCAAATCACAATACGCTATTACGATGGCGTGCGGATAGGCGATATCGTATCATTCTTCGGCACGCGGCTCGTTGTTAAGGCCATACGCCACGATCAATTTCGGCGCTGGATGTATCTTGATTGTGAGCCGGAGGTGGTATGAGTGAAGCTATATGCCAGGCTCGAAGGCGTCGATGACATCCTAAAAGAGCTCAGGCAGGTTGAGAAGGAAGCGAAACACGAAGTTGTCAATGTCCTGCGTGAGCAATCACAGCTGGTTGTGGAAGACGCCAGAGATCGCGCGCCCAAGGATACTGGCGCCATGGCGAAGGGTATTAAGCGATCCGTATCGGCCAAGAGGTTAACAGCCACGATTTCGGCAGGCGGCAAGGCGGGCGGGGCTGACACCTATTATGCACGGTTCGTAGAATTCGGCACCAAAAACATGCCGGCACAGCCTTTCTTCTTCCCAGCCTGCCGCGCTCACGAAGAGGAAATTGGCAGGGCGCTCTCCGATGCACTGGCTAAACTGGTCGAGGGGGGCGGGAGATAATGAGCCACCTGTCGGTATCTCAAGAGATATATACGACGCTTTATAATGCGCTTCAGGCGATATCGAACCCGAAGGTTACTGGCGTGTTCGACAAAGTGCCCCTCGAGCAGGCAGGGCCATATATAGTGATAGGGCAGTTACAGAGCCTCGAAGGCCGGCTCTTGAGCGATGTAGAGCGTGCGTGGAACGTCGACATCCACATATGGAGCAGCTACCAGGGCCGAAAGGAGACCGTGCAAATAGCGGATGCGATACGCAGCGCACTGCCAGAAAAGTGGTTTTTCGAGGAACTAATAGTAGTTGAAGATACCTCTGGATGGTACCACGGTATTTTAACCATCCGGGGGTATGACAGATAAAAATAAAGGGAGGGCAAAAATATGGGAGCAACAGCAAGTAAGGTATCTGTTGTTAAACTTAGCGTGAGCGGAACGCCGACAGCGATAGGCGAGGTAAGAAGCTTCAGCATCGAAACAGCATTAGGGACCATTGATGTGTCCACGCTCGCAACTGATTGGAAAAAATATCTTGTAGGGCAAGCTGGCTGGTCTGGGTCGCTTGAGTTATTTTACGATCCGACCGACTCTGCGCAATCTGCTCTTGTAAGTAACGCAATGGCCGGGACGCTATGCACATTAACCATACAGCCATTAGGCGCTGGTTCTGGGAAGCCACAACTGGCAGGCAGCTGTTACATAACTGGTATGACGATCTCGGGGGCTACGGAAGACGCCGTTGGCCTGAGCATTACATATCAAGGCACAGACACGCTCGCGCTATCCAACCAATCGTAGGGCGGGTGATGTAAATGGTAGCATTTGTGTCGAAACGCGCAATTGTTCACTTGGATGTAGAAGGCACAGCGACACAGCTTGGCGAGGTGCGGTCGTTCAATATCGAGACCACACTTGGCACCATTGATGTATCAACAATCGCATCCGACTGGAAGAAGTACCTTGTGGGTCAGGCAGGATGGACAGGCACAATGGAGCTTTTTTATGATCCGGCGGACGAAGCGCAAGAAGATTTGGCGACCAAAGCGCTGGCGGGGACCATGTGCAGCTTCACGTTTCTGCCGTTTGATGCAAATGAGCGCTATAGGCTGTGGCTCGGTGGCGCAACCGGTGGCACGTTCAAGCTCGGTGACGGCGCCACAATAGAAACTGCCGCACTTAACTATAACGCCACCACCACTCAAATAGCCGCAGCGCTTAACACGGCATATACGCTGGAGGACGTAACTGTTGTGCCGGACGTGGGCGGGGCCTTAATAATAGAATTCCCGCTTGACACAGAGGCGGGCCTGCAGATAACAAATAACAGCCTTACTGGGACCACAGGCACACCGTCTTGTGCGCTGATAACCGAGCGATACGAGGGCGATGGGTACGTCACATCGTGGACTGTATCGGGTGCTACAGAAGACGCGGTCGGTCTGTCCATATCGGTGCAGGGCAACGAAGCATTAGTGCTTAACGCATAGGAGGGATAACATGAAAATAAATGGCAAGGATATGGAACTGAAATATACCGTCAATTCGATCAGGGCGCTAATCCGAGAGACTGGCAAGACGCCGGCACAGATTATGGGTGGCGGCTTCGATCCCACAGATTTCGATCTTGGCGTGAAGCTCATATGGGCCGGGTTGTTATGGAGCAACCCAAAGCTAACCGTGGACATTGTTGGCAATTGGCTTGACGCCGAAGGCGGGACCTACAGCGAGGCAATAATGGAGGCCAGCAAGGCTCTTGTGGCGGCATTTGAGAGGCAGTTTGGCACTGCCGTCGGCAAGGACGACGAAGCAAAAAACTGACAGCGGGGGACTGGGAGCGTGCATATAAAGAAATCGCACTTGTGGCACTCGGACCCCTGCGGCTCGCCCATGAGGATTTGTGGAGGCTCACGTGGGGAGAAGTCGACGATCTTGTTTATGCTTATCGCTATAGGGAGTATCTTGAGTCATTGAAGCGTGCGCAGCAGGCAGCATGGATTATGAACACAAGTGGGAATTTGAGGCATCCGGTGAGGGTAGAGGACCTTGTGGGTTATTGGGCAGACGGCGAAATTATGGGTAAAAACGAGTATTTTCAGTATTGTAAAAATAGGATAAAATGCAAGAAGCAGCAGCAGGAGGGCGGTGAGTCGAATGGCTAAAAAGAAATTGACATATGTCTTCGGTGCGGACCTGAGCGAACTCGAGCGGGCGTGGAAACGTATTGACCGTGGCATGCGAAACACCGCCGCACAATTTGAGCGCGCCGGCAAGACGATGACAAAAGTATTCACCGTTCCGCTTGCCGCTGTGGGCGCTGTCGCCACCAAGGCCGCCCTTGACATCGACAATGCAATGGACGCTATCGCCAGCGGAACCGGAGCTACTGGCAAAGCACTTAAGAGCCTACAAGATGATTGGAAGCGTCTCGCTGCGAATGTGACGCAGGGTTTCGACGAGTCAGCGAAAGTGCTGGCCGACTACAACACCAGGCTTGGACTTACTGGTAGTGCCCTAACCGACATATCGCAAAAAGCCTTAGATGCGGCACGTTTACTTGGCGAAGATGTTGGTAATGTTGTTTCACAATCCGCCAAGGCAATGCGCGATTGGGCCATCCCGGCCGAGGAAATGGGAGGCTTTATGGATGTATTGTTTAAGGCTGCTCAGTCCACCGGCGTCCAGATGGGGACGCTTTCGACGCAGCTTTATAAATATGGCGCGGCGTTGCGCGGCATGGGCTTCGATCTCGAATCGTCAATTGCGCTGCTTGCGCAATTTGAGCAGCAGGGCGTAAACACCGAGCGCATTATGGGCTCGCTTTCGATAGGGCTTGGCCGTATGGCACGTGAAGGCATAACTAATGCAGAAGAGGCGTTTAAGCTTCTCATAGAGCAAATTAAGAATGCCAAGAGCCCAACAGAAGCGACACGGATGGCAATTGAAGTGTTTGGCTCGCGCGCTGGCCCCGATATGGCCCTCGCAATCCGTGAGGGTCGGTTTTCCGTCGAACAACTGATTGCAGTATTGCGCGACGCAGATGGCGCAATCCAACAAACCACAAAAGCGACCGATGGGTTTGCCGAGCAGTGGGCGAGGACTAAAAACAGAGTCATGCTCGCCATTGAGCCGATGGGGAAAGAAATATTAAACATCGCCGAATCGTTAATGCCAAAACTTGAGGCCGCCACAGAAAATGCCGCTAATAAAATAGCAAACATGAGCGACTCGTCGAGAAAGGCGATAGTCGAATTTGCAGGTGTTTTAGCTGTGGGTGGGCCTTTGCTTATAGCGATAAGCGCAACAATTAGCGCAATTAGGAATCTTGGTAGTGTGGTAATGGCTGTATTTGTGGCGGCAAATAGCCCTTTTGGTCTTGCCGCTTTGGCCGTAGGTGGTTTAATCGCTGTATTGTATGAGTTCGACAAAGTGCAAAAGAAATTAGGCACCACACCCAGTACTATGCGTGAAAGGCTAAAATACACAGAACGTGCTGGTGAGATATACGCAGAGCGACATGGTAAGTATCCGTTGACTGCTCCAGAGTATGCAGAATTAGAAAAGATCGTAGATGAACTAATGGCCGCAGAACAGAAAGCAAACACGGCCACAACTGACTTGAGCACTAAAGTGCAGCAAGCTATGGAACGCGTGCCAGAAGCTGCACAAATAGCCACCACATCCATAGATAAACTAACCAAAGCGGGGAAGGATGCCACATCGACATATGAGAAGTTGTCACAGCAAATAGAAGCTTTAGCCGCTTTAAGCCAATATGAGCAACGCTACGAAGGCGCACCCTTGCCTATGCCAGAATTTAAGAAGATGGAGTGGGACTTCGGAGCATTAGAAGAGGCACGACGCGCTGGGCAGCAGGTGGCGGAAGAGATGGAGAAGGCGGCCATAGCCGAGCAAGGCGTGCTTAACACTATCAACGCAATAGTAGACCAAGTGCAATACATGAACATGCCGCTCGAGGAAGCGGTCGTGAAGCTCGAGGCAATAAAAGGATCTACCGAGCCACTCTCGGATGAGTGGAAACGCGCAACCGACATGATAAAGCAATACAAATCAGAGCTTGACGAAACAGCCAAGAAGTCATCCGAACTTGAAATTCAGTCCAAGCTTTGGGCAAACAACCTCATCGAAGGCCTTGCCGACGCAGTGGTATATGGCAGAAACCTAAGCGAAGTGTTAAGCAATATACTTAAACAGCTTGCAAGCTCTTTACTGCAACGTTTCATATGGGGTATCTTGCCTATACCCGGACTTAAGATGCACAGTGGTGGTGTAGTCGGCCTTGCTGGCACGCCAATGATGGTGCCTGCTGGAACGTTTATCGGTGCTCCTCGCCTCCATAATGGGCTTGCGCCTGACGAGTTCCCTGCCATCCTGCAAAAGGGAGAAACGGTGTTGCCTAGAGGAGCCGACACGGCATCTTCAACGAGCGTTAAGATAGTCAATGTGCTTGACCCTTCCATCGTTGGTAACTATCTTGGCACGGCGGAAGGAGAGCGAGTAATCGTAAACATAATGCAAAAGAATATAAGGAGGTTAACATAATGCCCCATACTATTGGGTATGTGACAGGGACGACGAGTGACCCAGCCCACTATAAATTTTTAGATGTTGTGAGAAACTTTGCGGTGGCCAACGGTTGGGAACAGTTAATGTATGACGGAACAAGTGCCAACCGCTATGTCTTTTTACGAGGGCCAGGTCTAACAGGCAATGATCCTGTTTGGGTTGGGCTTGATACATATCAGGGTAGTAATTACTATAACGTTGCGGTTGGCGTGGCTACTGGATATTTTGAATCTCAAACTTACTTCAACCAGCCCCAATTCAAACGTATAGGAGTTCCTTTGTTTTACGATCGAATTGACTATTGGGTAAGTTTAAATGCCCAAAGAATAGTATTTGTATGCAAAGTTGGTCAAAGTTACTATGAGCACGGATACATGGGTAAGTTTATTCCGTATTGCTCGCCACTTCAATATCCTTATCCTGTTTTCGTTGGGGGTATGTTTGGGTATTACAGTAGCGAATCATATATCCTTCAAACGCAATCATATACTTACAATTCCTACCACGAAGTACCTTATATAGGTAGTCAATACAACGGTAACGGATATAATGGACAAGTTTACAGCAGTTTTGATGGTAAATGGGAGTCGGTTAACAAACGAACGTTGGGATATTTAGGTATTGCATTGAACAATGAAAAACCTGTATATAATATTGACTTAACCGTACAGTACAACAGCTCTGCAGATTACCAAAGGTTAACCGCTGGGGTCTATGGAACACTTGATGGCGTTTATAGGATACAATCTAATTACGATGAAATTTATCCTGAAGATACTGTAACTGTTAATGAAGTTAATTATATAGCGTTTCCAAGCATAAACAGCACTGAAGCTTCATATCTTATAAGGATGGATATATAGGGGGATGACTGTTA